GACAGCGGAGAATTCGAAGGCTACGGCTCCGTGTTTGGTGTGAAAGACAGTTACGACGACGTGGTCGTTCCTGGCGCGTTCAGCAAGTCTCTGCAGACGTGGCGTGAGAAGAATTCCCTTCCTGCCATGCTCTGGCAGCATCAGATGAACGAGCCCATCGGTATTTATACCGAAATGAAAGAGGACGATGTCGGCTTATATGTTAAGGGGCGATTATTAGTTGATGATGATCCCCTCGCCAGACGCGCTCACGCTCACATGAAGGCCGGTTCTTTAACCGGCCTTTCTATTGGTTACATGCTCAAAGACTGGGAGTACGACAAAACAAAAGAGGTCTTCTTGTTGAAAGAGATCGACCTCTGGGAAGTCAGCCCGGTGACATTCCCGTCGAACGACGAGGCGCGCGTCAGCGATGTTAAAAGCGCGTTTGCCCGCGGCGAGATGCCATCGCAAAAAAGTATCGAAAGGGTCCTGCGCGATGTTGGGCTCTCACGTACCCAGGCCAAAGCATTCATGGCTGGGGGATATAGCACACTGAATCTGCGCGACGCTGACGATGTGGACTCTGCACTGAATGCACTCAAGCACATCACCTTTTAATCTGGAGTAAAAAACATGGCAGTAGATATTAAAGATGTAGAGCAGGTCGCGCAGGAGCTGCAGGCGAAGTTCGATGACTTCAGAGCCAAAAACGACAAGCGCATTGACGCTATCGAAAGCGAGAAAAGTGCACTGTCAGGGCAGGTCGATACGCTTAACGGTAAGCTGACGGAACTGGACAGCCTGAAGTCTGATCTTGAAGCCGAATTGCTTTCGCTTAAGCGACCTGGCGGCCCGCAGCAGCAGTCTAAAGCCTCGACCGAGCATAAGACAGCCTTTATGCAGTTTATGCGTAAAGGGGACGACGATGGCCTGCGCGATTTAGAACGCAAGGCGCTGCAGGTCGGGACAGACGAAGATGGGGGTTATGCCGTACCAGAAGAGCTGGATCGCAACATCCTGACCCTGCTGAAAGACGAAGTCGTGATGCGCCAGGAAGCTACGGTAATGACCATTGGCGGCTCGGATTATAAAAAGCTGGTTAATGTTGGTGGTACGGCGTCTGGCTGGGTAGGTGAAACCGATCCTCGTCCGGCAACGGATGCGTCCAAACTCAAGCTGATTGAGCCGTTCATGGGTGAAATCTACGGTAACCCGCAGGCCACGCAGAAAATGCTGGATGATGTATTTTTCAACGCTGAAAACTGGATCAACAGTGAGCTTGCCATTGAGTTTTCTGAACAGGAAGAAGTTGCCTTTACTACCGGTAATGGCATCAAGAAGCCTAAAGGTTTCCTGGCGTATGCATCCAGTATTGCAGACGATAAAACACGGCCTTTCGGCACACTCCAGCACATTCTCTCAGGTTCTGCCGCTGCCGTTACCTCAGATGCTATCGTGCAGTTGGTTTACACGCTACGTAAAGCGCACCGTAACGGCGCTAAGTTCATGATGAACAATAACAGTCTCTTCAAGATCCGCATTCTTAAAGATCAGGAAGGTAACTATCTGTGGCGTCCAGGCCTGGAGCTCAATCAGCCTTCCACGCTGGTGGGTTATGGCATCGCTGAAAACGAGCAAATGCCGGATATTGCGGCAGATGCTAAAGCGATTGCCTTCGGTAACTTCAAACGTGGTTATACCATTGTTGACCGCATCGGTACCCGCGTGCTGCGTGACCCATACACCAATAAACCCTACGTTGGTTTCTATACCACTAAGCGTACAGGCGGAATGCTTGCTGATTCGCAGGCAATCAAACTTCTGCAAATTGGCGCTGTGGCGCCATAACTCGAATGGGGCGAAAACCCCATTCTATTGAGGACACACCATGTTTAAGCTTTTAACTGAGTTGAAATGGTCACCTGACGGTTGCAGGGTTGAAACTATTCCGAAGGGTGAGCATGAAGATCTTCCCGAACGGGCGGTAGAGATTGCTATTCAATTAAGCATTCTTGACCAGTCAACGGGTGGACCAAATACTGGCCAGCAGCCAGAGCAGCCAGAGCAGCCAGAGCAGCCAGAGCAGCCAGAGCAGCCAGAGCAGCCAGAGCAGCCAGAGCAGCCATCTAAGAAAGTGAAAAAATAACCCGCGCTGCGGGTTTTTTTATGGGGGATGCCGATGCTTGTTGAATTAAGCGAAATCAAAAGCCAGCTTCGGCTGGAACCCGATTACACAGAGGAAGATGATTATCTGACGCTGATCGGTGAGGCTGCAGAAGCGAAAACAGAGTCGTATCTTAACCGGAGGCTATATTCGCAAACAGCCATAATCCCTGATAGCGATCCCGATGGTATGTATCTGACAAAAGATATTCGTCTGGGATTGTTGTTTCTGATCACCCACTTTTATGAAAACCGCTCGACTGTCAGTGAAGTTGAAATGGTTGAGATGCCATTAACTTACACCTGGCTTGTTGGGCCACATCGGTTCTTCCCGCAATGAAACTTCGACAGGCGCAAACCAGCGCGACCTATTTACTTCCCGATCCCGGCGAACTGGATAAGCGGGTACAGCTTCGTAAAAGGGTGGATGTACCCACGGCTGATTACGGTACCGAACCTGAGTACCCGGTTTCGTTCTTGACCTGGGCAAAAATAGTGCAGACCAGCGCCACTACCTATCAGGAAACGGCGCAGACCGACAATGCGATCACGCACTACATCACTCTTCGTTGGCGCAGCGGCATCACGTCTGACTTCGAAGTAGTCAATGGTGATGAGGTGTACCGCGTGAAGCGGGCGCGTGATCTCAACAGTAAGCGGCGTTTTCTGCTTCTTGAATGTACTGAGCTTGGCGTTGATACCGCAGCGACTGGAGGTAATGGTAATGGCGACTCCCTTTTTTCACGTTGATTTTCAGCAGCCGAAAGAGATGCGCTTTAATCGGGCGCGTGTGCGGCGAGCGTTTATCCATATCGGCCAGCGTCATATGCGCGATGCGCGCCGACTGGTCATGCGGCGCGGGCGTTCTGAACCCGGTGAGAATCCGGGGTACCAGAGTGGTCGCCTGGCGAAATCCATCGGCTATATGGTGCCAAAAGCCAGCAAGAATCGACCTGGCTTTATGACGCGCATCGCGCCGAACCAAAGAAACGGACAGGGGAACCGGCTGATTACAGGTGACTTCTATCCGGCATTCCTGTTTTACGGCGTCCGGGGTGGCGCTAAGCGCCGCCGCAGTCATCATCGTGGCGCATCTGGGGGAAGTGGCTGGCGGCTGGCTCCGCGCAGTAACTTCATGACTGAAACGCTCAGTAAAAACAGCCCGTGGACACGCTATTACCTGGCGCGTGAACTGAGATTATCCCTCAAACCGGAAAAACGACGCTGATGAAACTGACACCCATCATTGCTGCACTGCGTGCCCGATGCGATATCTTTGAAAACCGCGTGGCCGGTGCAGCACAGTTTAAGGATTTACCCGAGGTCGGGAAGATGCGCCTGCCGTCTGCTTATGTTGTTCCCGGCGATGACTCGCCTGGCGAGCAAAAAAGCCAGACGGATTACTGGCAGGACCTCAACGAGGGCTTTTCGGTCATCGTATTTGTCAGTAACGGGCGTGACGAGCGCGGGCAGTTTGCTTCTTATGACATGGTTCACGATGTGCGGCAGATGCTGTTTAAGGCGCTGCTCGGGTGGAACCCGGAAGAGCGCGGTAATCCCATTACCTACACAGGCGGCACGCTGCTCGATGTGAACCGTCACGAGCTGAGTTATCAGTTCGATTTTTCTGTTGTCACCGAACTCTCAGAAGATGACACCCGCCAGCAGGACGAACTCAACGATCTCGATGATTTCAAGACGCTGTCGATTGACGTGGATTTTATCGATCCCGGTCAGGGTCCTGACGGCGAAATCGAACACCATCTGGAAATAAACCTTCCTTCCTGAGGAACACCATGTTTGTGAAACCCAAAGACGGGCGGTCAGTTCATGACCCTGCCCGGGGCGACCTTTTGCCTGTCGCAGGGCGAAATGTCGAACCGAACCAGTACTGGTACCGTCGTGAACGCGACGGGGATATTGAGGTGGTGAAGCCATCTCAGGGCGCAGCACCGGACAAGAAGGTGAGCACTAAATGACAGTCTCTATGAATACTATTCCGTCCGATCTTCGTGTCCCGCTGTTTTATGCCGAGATGGATAACAGCGCGGCGAATACGGCGCAGACCAGCGCCCCTTCGTTACTGATTGGGCATGTGAACACGGGCGCAGCCATTGCAACTAACCAGCTGGTATTTATGCCGTCAAAGGATTACGCCATTCAGCAGTGTGGCGCGGGCAGTCAGCTGGCGCGCATGGTGGAAGCCTATCGTCTTGTCGATCCCTTTGGTGAGCTGTGGGTGGTTGCGGTTCCTGACACAGGCACAGCGGCAACGTTTACCCTGACGGTAACGGGCGCGGCCACGGAGTCTGGTGTTGTCAGCCTGTACATTGGCCGCCGCCGCATATCGGCCAGCGTGACAACCGGCGATGATGTGGCAGCCATCGCAGCGGCTATATCTGCTGCTGTAACCGCTGACGGTCAGACGCCATTTACCGCTTCTGCGGCAGCAGGCGTTGTCACGCTAACGTCGCGTCATAAAGGCATCTGGGCGAACGACATTCCTGTCGCGCTGAACTATTACGGTTTCAGCGGCGGCGAAAAACTCCCGGCTGGCGTGCTGATCGCCATTGCATCGGGTGTGGCGGGTGCTGGCGCGCCAGTGCTGACGGGCACGATTGCCGCGATGGGGGACGAGCCTTTCGACTATATCGGTCATCCGTTTAACGACACGGCGTCCATGAACACCTTCACGCTGGAAATGAACGATACCAGCGGGCGCTGGAGCTGGTTACGTCAGATTTACGGTCACGTCTACACGGCGAAAATTGCTGCTGTCAGCGACCTGATCGCCGTGGGCGACATGTTCAACGATCCACACGTCACCCTGGCAGGTTACGAAAAAACGGTTCAGTCGAACCCGGATGAACTCACGGCCAGTCGTACAGCACGCGCCGCAGTGTTCCTGCGTATCGACCCCGCGCGCCCGACACAAACCGGTGAGCTCACAGGCATGCTTCCACCGCCAACGGGCAAGCGCTTTATTCGCTCAGAACAGCAGTCTTTGCTGACGCACGGCATTGCGACCGCGTATGCCGAGGGTGGCGTATTGCGCGTGCAGCGCGATATCACCACCTATAAAAAGAATACGTATGGCGTAGCGGATAACAGCTATCTCGACAGCGAGACGCTGCATACCAGTGCTTACGTGCTGCGCCGTCTGAAAACGGTGATCACCAGTAAATATGGACGCCATAAACTGGCGGACGATGGCACCCGCTTTGGCCCCGGTCAGGCCATTGTGACGCCTGCGGTGATCAAGGGTGAGCTTCTGGCCACTTACCGCCAGATGGAGCGTGCTGGTATCGTCGAAAACTACGACCTGTTTAAGCAACACCTGATCGTGGAACGCGATGCCTCTGACCCGTCTCGTATCAACGTGCTGTACCCACCTGATTACGTAAACCAGCTGCGCGTCTTTGCACTGCTTAATCAGTTCCGTCTTCAGTATCAAGAGGAGTCCGCATAATGGCGCGTATTGCTGGTACCTGTTATTTCAAAATTGACGGTCAGCAGCTCTCTCTGACCGGCGGCATTGAAGTTCCGATGAACACGAAGATCAATGATGATGTCATTGGCATGGCGGGGGATGTTGACAGAAAGGAGACTCATCGTGCTCCTTACGTTAAGGGAACTTTTAAAGTGCCGAAAGACTTCCCGGTTAACAAAGTGACCACGTCCGATCAGATGACCATCACCGCAGAACTGGCCAATGGCCAGGTCTATGTGTTGTCGTCTGCCTGGCTTCATGGTGAAGCGAACCATAACGCTGAAGAAGGCACGGCTGATCTTGAATTCCACGGTGAAGAAGGGGATTACCAGTAATGAAAGAGCTCGAACTGAATAAACCGGTCACCGCACATGGCGAAACGGTCAGCGTTCTGGAGTTTACCGAGCCGACAGGTAAAGACGTTCGTGAGCTGGGCTATCCCTATCAGATGAACCAGGACGAGTCGATCAAACTGCAGGCACATATTATTGCGAAGTACATTGTCAAACTGGCAAATGTGCCGCTGAGCACGGTTGATCAGATGTCTCCTGGCGATCTCAATTCTGCCGGCTGGCTGGTGGCGGGTTTTTTCCTCCAGGGCTGACGGCGGATTATCTCACCGACCGCTATTTCGATTGCGCCAGCTACTGGCGCATTAATCCTTTTGAATTGCTTAATATGCCTGTCAGTGAGATCCCTTTGCTGGTCAGTCAGGCAAACAGAATAGAGCAGGAGAAGCGGGGCAATGGCTGAGTTTGAACTAAAGGCGCTCATCACCGGCGTAGATAAACTGTCTCCTGCTTTGTCCCGGATGCAGAAAAACATTCGGGGGTTTAAACGACAGACCGAAGAAGCGTCAAAAGGGGGGCTGGCTCTGGCGGGTGGGCTGGCCGCAGGGCTGACAATTTCCCTCAAGGCTTACGCCGACCAGGAGAACGCAGCAACAGGACTGAAAGTCGCGATGATGCAGGCCAACGGCGAGGTCGGTAAAACCTTTGCAGACATCAATAAACTGGCAATTGGTTTGGGTAATCAGTTACCCGGTACCACGGCTGATTTTCAGAACATGATGCAGATGCTGGTCCGTCAGGGTATCCCGGCAGAAAACATTCTTGGCGGTGTGGGTAAAGCAACGGCTTACCTGGCAGTGCAGCTTAAAAAGACG